AGCATTGCAGTTCTTCTAAGGCTTGATCCGATAGAGAAGAAGCTATTTAAGGAATCACTTACAGGATACACAATACAATTTAAGAAAGACCAAGATGTCACCCTATCTGGTGAACAGAAGATAGGTCAATTGATGGGAAGCATTGTATCTTTTCCAATATTATGTATAATTAACGCATCGATAACAAGATTCGTATATGAGCAGTCAATTGGGGAAACTAAGTTTCTCCGGGACTGCCCAATAGCGATTAATGGAGACGATATTGCAATGAAATGCAACAAAAGAACACACGAATATTGGAGAAAAATTCTACCATTGGTTGGTCTTAACGAGTCAATTGGGAAATCTTATATTTCACCAAGGTTCATACAGATCAACTCGACAAACTTTGTCGTGGAAGAAAATAATCTATATCAAATACAATATATAAATATGGGACTATACTACGGGATTAAAAAATCTGAAAGTAGTGTAGATCTCAGCGATCTAAACAGTTCCAAAACATTGGGTGCCCGATATAGAGAATTAATAAAATGCTCACCAATTAAAATGAGAGAATCAGTCCACAAGGGATTCATTAAACATCACCGAAGGGTGTTGAATAAAACAACACTACCATGGTACATTCCAGAATGGTTAGGGGGTATAGGTTTAACAGGTTATATAGAACCTTCGGTGAAAGACTTACGTCTAGCTCACCTAATTCTCATAAACTGGAAAAAAATACGACCCTACCAACTCGGGAGCGAAGAATCAATGTGGAAAACCTGGAAACTTGCCCAGGAACGTTTACCCGAACCTTTTACAGTTGATGAATATAACGAGGGGGTTTCACAATACACAGAAGCAATTATGCTAAAGTGTATTGACCTTATGCTCGATCAAAACATTCAACTCAAAGAGTTTTACGATAAGAATCCTTTTGATAATACCTTATTAAAAATACGGCATAATGAAAAACTATGGAGACCAACAAAAAGGCTTCCAAGTCCATTAAACGTACATGAAATAGTGTATAGAAAAAGGTTCTCTTCGTATATAAAAGGTAAAGAACCGCAAGAGAAACTCAGATTGAATTTCACTGAGTAAAGTTAGTACGACACAGCAAACAATGAGGGACAACACAATTAAGACCCTAGCCTAAAGATAGCGCTAGTCAAAGTCCGG